GTAGATACTGGTTCTTTAGTTTCAGACGCTAGTTGCGACTTTAGTCCTAACTCTACTATCACTCTTACTGAGAGAATTCTAGAGCCTTCAAATTTACAGGTTAACTTACAAGTTTGTAAGTCAGACTTTTTATCTGACTGGGAAGCTCAATCTATGGGGTTCTCTGGATTTAAAAATCTTCCTCCGAATTTTAGTGATTTTATCTTAGCTCACGTAGCTGCTGAGATCGCTCAAAAAACAGAGCAAACTATCTGGAGAGGAACTGCAGGAGTTGCAGGAGAATACGCAGGACTAGTTACTTTAGCCGCAGCAGACGCTTCAATTCCTGGAGGTCAAAAAATTGCAGCAGGAGCAGTAACTTCTGCTAACGTAATTGCTGAAATGGGGAAAGTAGTAGATGAAATTCCTTCAGCTTTATATGGTAAGGAAGACCTTTACTTATACGTTTCTCAAAATGTAGCTAGAGCTTATGTAAGAGCTTTAGGTGGATTCGGAGCAGCAGGACTAGGAGCTAACGGTGTTAATTCTATGGGAACTATGTGGTGGAATAACGGTTCTTTATCTTTTGACGGAGTTAAAGTATTCGTATCGCCTGGAATGAATGACAACACTATGTTTGCAGCTCAGAAGTCTAATATTTACTTTGGCACTTCTTTAGTAGGCAATATGAATGAAGTTAAGCTATTAGATATGGCAGACCTTGACGGTTCACAAAACGCAAGAATTATTTGCAGATTCAGTGGTGCCGTAAATTATGGTATTCCTTCAGACATCGTAGTTTATTCTTAATAAATTAAATTAATCAAAAAATTAGGGTAGGAAGGGTTCAACCTACTTACCCTTTTTTTTATAAAATATATAAATATGAGTTGTACACTATTAGAAAAAGGTAGAAATTTACCTTGTATCAAATCAGTTGGAGGAATTAAGAGTATAATTTTAGCAGACTTTGGAACTTTAGGAACCCTAGCGGTTACTGGAGCTGAAGTTACTACTATCAGTACTACCCCTGCTGCCTATAAATACTTAGTAAAGCCTGGTTCTTCTGGAATGGAAGAAACGATAACGGCTTCTGCTGAAAACGGAACGGTCTATTACGACCAAAATGTAACTATACAATTACAAAAGTTAGACAAATTAACTCAAGCTGAGTTGCAAGACGTAGCTAAAGGAAATCCTCACGTTTTTGTGCAGGACTTTAACGGAAATACTTTTTTAGTTGGTGCTTATAATGGAGCAGATGTATCTGCAGGAACTATAGGAACAGGAACTGCGTTAGCAGATTTTTCAGGATTTAATATGACATTTACGGCTCAAGAGGTGCTACCTGCATTCTTTTGTGCTACTGCAGTAGTTAATGCTTTACAAATTGGAGCTGCAATAGACCCTGCATAAGATTTTTTTCTGTGTTTAGTTTGGATTAAGGGCTTTATAGCCCTTTTTCTTTATACTAAATATTTATTATGCAAAAAGTAGAATTATTACGTTATACTATTAAACAAGTAAATGATAGTTTTAACTACTGCGACTGCTAGTCAAACGTTTAACGTAATTCCTAGAGAGTATGTAACTGATGCTGAAATTTGTATTAGAGACGAAAGTACAAATGAAGTAATATGCGTTCTAACTACTGGTCAATTTTGGAATACAAATACTTTTCAATGGCAGTTAGCAAACTATGACTGGGAAGACGAAGCAGGTATTGTAATAACTAATGATTTAATGTATATTACAATGAACTTGAATTTAATAGAAGGTAGATTTTATGATATTAAAATTTCAAATACTAGCGGTACTGTTATATTTAGAGACAAAATATTCTGTACTGACCAAACTATAGATCAGGAAACTAATAATTATTACGATATGAATGCAGGACAATACATAGAAAACTCTTCAGGAAATAACGATTATATAATATACTAATATGAAAGTAAATTTTTTACAATTAAGTACTTATACAACGCCTGAAGTTCAAGAGGTATCAAATCAGGACTGGATAGCCTACGGAGCTGATAATAACTATTTTCAATTTCTTATAGATCGTTACAACGGTTCAGCAACTAACAACGCTTTAATAAACGGAATTTCTCAAATGATAGTAGGGCGTTATCTAGACGCTACAGACTCTAATAGGAAACCTGAAGAGTATGCTAATATGAAGGCTATGATTTCTGAGGATATGCAAATGAAATTAGCTAGTGATCTAAAGCTAATGGGTCAGTGTGCTATGCAAGTTATATATAGTGAAGACAGAAGTAGAATAGCTCAAGTTGAACACGTACCTATCGAGACTCTTAGAGCTGAAAAATGTAATGAAGAAGGAGAGATTCCTGCTTATTATTATTATTATGACTGGGAAGAGTTCCAACAAGGAGACGAACTAGAAAGACTACCAGTGTTTGGAACGTCAAGAAACGAAATAGAAATACTATACATAAAACCTTATAGAGCAGGATTTAAATATTACAGTCCTGTAGATTATCAAGGAGGAATTCAATATGCAGAGCTAGAAGAAGAAATAGCTAACTATCACTTAAACAACATTATGAACGGTCTAGCACCGTCAATGCTCCTGAATTTTAATAATGGAACTCCAACAGAGGAAGAGAGAAATATTATAGAACAAAAGATAGCTGCAAAATACCAGGGCACTTCTAATGCAGGAAGATTTATATTAGCTTTTAATGATTCTGCAGATTCTGCAGCAACTATGGAAGCGGTGCAATTAAGTGACGCTCCGCAGCAGTATGAATTTTTATCTACTGAGTCAATGAAAAAAATAATGGTAGCTCACAGAGTTACTAGTCCTATTTTATTTGGTATTAAAGATATGACAGGTTTTGGAAATAATGCTGAAGAAATTGTTACTGCCAGTACTTTAATGGATAACACGGTTATAAGACCGTTTCAGCAGCTTTTACTAAACGCTTTTGACGATATACTAGCGTACAACAAAATAGTGCTTAATTTATACTTTAAAACGCTTCAGCCGTTAGAATTTAACGACTTAACTAACGCTACTAATAAAGAACAGATAGAAGAAGAGACAGGTCAGAAGTTTTCTTTGTCTAAAGTAATAGACGGAAAAATAGCATACGAAACTATAGAAGAAGCTGAAAGTAAAGCCAATGAGATAGGATGTATGGGCTATCACGAACACGAAGAGGACGGTAAGATTTATTATATGCCTTGTCAAACTCATACAGACTTAAAAAAACCTTGTTGGAAAGGCTACGAACAAATAGGAACTAAAATAAAAGATGGTAAAGAAGTTCCTAACTGTGTTCCTTTAAATGTTAATAAAGAATTAACTAAAGCTATTTTAAAAGAATTAAAAGAAAAAGGAGAAGATGAAGAAATGGAGGGCTACGAACTTATAGATAGTAGACCTGCAAATGAGTTTGATGAGTTATTAAATCACTCTCTAAAATTTGCTACAGACTTAGCTTCAGTGCCTACTAGTACTCCTAATAAAAAAAGCTCTCAAGATACTAGTATAATAAAAGTTCGTTATAGATACTACGGAAGTAATAATCCTGAAAGAGAATTTTGTCGTAAAATGTGGGCTGCTAAAAAAGTTTACAGAATGGAGGACTTAAATAAAGAAAGTTCTGATAATTCAGAGTTAGCACCTAAAGGTCAAAGTACTTATAATTTATGGCTTTATAAGGGAGGAGTTAACTGTCAACATTATTGGGAGCGAAGAACTTATTTAAGAAAAAACAATGAAAGAATAACAGTAGCGGAAGCGAGACGTAAAATTGCAGCTCTAGACCCTAGTCTAAAAAAAGAAGCTCAAATAGAAACTAACGTTCCTGAAGTTGCTCAAGTAGCTCAACCTAAAAATGACTGGTGGAGTTTAGACCCTAATTATAGAAAATAAAAAGATATGGCAACGGCATTATTTATATCGAGAACGGACTTAGTAAGAAATACTATAATAGATGGGTCAGTAGACACGGACAAGCTTTTGCCCTTTATAAAAATTGCACAACAGATGCACATTCAGAATTATTTAGGTACTGATCTTTATAATAAAATTTCTGCTCTAATCACTGCAGGAACTCTAACACAACAAGCGAATCCTAATTATTATACTTTGGTTAACGATTATGTACAACCTATGTTAATAATGTTTGCTATGGTGGATTACTTACCGTTTTCAAACTTTGCAGTTAAACAAGGCGGTACATACAGACATCGTTCTGAAAATGCAGACTTACCTACAAAAGATGAAATAGATTTTCTAGTACAAAAATATAGAGATTATGCAGATTTCTATACTAGACGATTTATAGACTATATGAATTATAACGCTTCAACTAAATTTCCTGAGTACTATTCTAATAGTAATGACGATATGTACCCAGACACAGAAGCTAACTGGGTAGGATGGGTATTATGAAAAAAGAATATAATATAAAACAAACAAACTTTAAAAAGTTATTAGTTTATCTAAAAAAAATAAAAAATGAGTACACTAACAGGAAATAAAATAAGTTTAACGTATAAGAGTTTAATTAAAGTCTCAGATAATGATATTTTAACTGCAACTCTACAACAGTTGTCGGATGGGTTAGGGAATAATTCAGGTGTATATTTAAACACAGGCGGAGACCTGAAGTCAACAGGGACGCTAGAGTTTGCTAATTTTAAAGGCACTTCTACTTCTGTGACTATCAATAAACTTGTTAATCAGGCAGACGGCATATCTTCAAATGATAATGACACTTCCCTTCCTACATCGGCAGCAGTTAAAGATTATGTAGATACTCACGTAACAAGTCAAGACTTAGACTTTTCAGACGGTACGACTCAAAGTGCTATAGACTTAGATTCTCAAGTTTTTTCTATTGTTGGAACAACTAACGAAATTGACACGGTAGCAAGTGGTCAACAACTACAAATAGGCTTACCAAATAGTATTACAATTAGTGGAACTTATACTGGAGCAACGTTCTCAGGAGACCTTAACGGAACTATTAATACCGCTACTACTGCCGTAACACAAGCGGCAGGAAATAACTCTACTAAGGTAGCTACAACGGCTTACGTAGACACTCTAGATGCAGCTAGTGATCTAGACTTTAGCGGTACTAGTGGAACTGGAGACGTAAACTTAAACACTCAAACTTTTGCTATAACAGGAGCTGCTAATCAAATTACTACTGCAGCCTCAAATCAAGGCTTAGTTATATCTTTACTTTCTTCAGGTGTTACTTTACCAAATAATTCTGTAGCTACAACACAATCAGCAGGAGACAATAGTACTAAAGTTGCTACTACTGCGTATGTTGATGTACTAGATGCGGCGAGTGATTTAGATATAGCAGGAGATTCTGGAACAGGCGATGTAAACCTCAACACTCAGACGTTTACTTTATCAGGAACTACAAACCAAGTAACAACTGCAGTGAGTGGTCAATCTGCAACTTTTAGCTTACCTAGTACAGTACATAGAAACTTACAAGGAAACGTTACAGGAAACCTAACAGGAAATGCAGACACGGCTACTAAATGGGCTACTGCAAGAAATTTATCTTTAACTAGCGAAGCTACAGGAACTATAAGTAGTGTTGACGGTACTCAGAACGTATCTGGTGCGGTTACTTTATTAAACTCTGCAGTTACAGGAAAAGTACTAACAGGACTTCCGACTCCTGCAGCAGGAAATATTCAGGCAGGAGATTCTATCTTAGAAGCCTTTGGAAAACTACAATCTCAAGTTAGCTCTATTTCAAATGGATTAATATTTAAAGGCAGTTGGGACGCAGATACTAACACTCCTACTTTAACAAGTGGAGGAGGAGAAGTAGACTCAGGAACGACAACAGGACAAGCTACAAATAAACTTATTCAGTCAGGACAAAATTTTAACACTACTATAACTGTAGGAGATAAAGTTATAAATCAGGTAGACGGAACAACGGCTCTTGTTACTGTAATTGACAGTAATACTCAGTTAAGTTTAAATGCTGATATAATGCTTAGTGGAGAAGCTTATACTATTGACGCTAGTCCTTTTATTCAGCAAGGAAATTATTACGTAGTAAATTACGCAGGTACTACTAACTTAAATGGAAATAACTCTTGGTCTATTGGAGACTGGGTTATAGCAGACGCAGACAACCGTTGGTCTAAACTAGATCATAGTCAAGTAGACGGTCAAGGTACTATAGGAAATTTACCTGTTTTTGCTACGGCTACAACAATAGGAGATTCTATAGTCGCTCAAAGTGGAACGGCTTTAACCGTTACAGGTTCTTTAACTACAACGCTAGGAGCTTCAGTTACAGGAGACTTCGCAGTAAACACTAATAAATTTACAGTAGCTGCAGCAAGTGGAAATACTGCGTTTGCAGGAGATTTAGCAATCAATACAAACAAGTTTACAGTAAATGCTACAAGTGGAAATACAGTAGTTGCAGGAAGTGTTGGAGTTGCAGGAAGTTCTATTGTAGAAAAATTTAACACACCAAATATTAAAATATCAGGAAGTACAATAACAGGAACAGTAAGTGCAAATACATTGTTAATAGATAATTTAAGTTCA